ACATTCAGAGGAATGGCTAAAAAGAGAAAATCAAAGGCTCCAAAGAAAGTATAAGGACACATTCTTAAAAGAACTTCAAGTACACAACTAACTAAAAGGTTTGTAACAAATAATATTGTGCAAACCTAGGTTAGTGTTTAACAGAAGGGAAAAGTAGAACTCAGTTAAGAAAAGCGCCGAAACCCTAAAGGCTACTTGTTGGTACAAGACTAATAGCTAATACCTAACAGATTAAAAAAACGCCGATACTCTAAAGGCCACTCGTCTGTCCTAGTAATAAAGAAGTACTTACCCTTAAAGGCCCTCTCTGATTGTTTCCTTTCTTTTAGAAATCAATTCCTTTCTTTCCTTTTTAAACAAAAACAAAGTCGAACTTGGACTGGAAAACCAAAACCGACGTAACGTAAACTGCGGCTAGTTTAAGCCATTAATATGGCAGGGTCAAACTAAAACCTAGCTTAAGTTCTAGGAGCAGAAGGGGTGTACCCCCCGGGAAAAGCGGCCCCACATATATATAAAGGTAAAGTAGGGTGATACGTACTCTCTCACAAATATGTGAGTATTGAGAAAGGGCTGGGGTAAGGCAATAACTAATACCGTATGACAATAACGTTTGACATTATAAAAACGTATGACATATAATGAAGACATGAAAAGAGTAACAACAAGAGAGTTTGTCCGCAATTTTGGCTCGCTTAAGGGAGAAACGTTCATAGTGATGGACAGAACGAAACCAATTGGTACATACACTCCGTATGACAAAAAAGCTGAATGTATGACAAAACCTGAGGAGCGTATGACAAAGCGTATGACAAACGTGACTACGCCTGTACAGACGGAAGATAAACCAGTGGTTAAGAATAGTGTGATTGATCAGTTGAGGGCGCAGGTTACGCAGATCGAGAATAGAGGAAAGACTCAGCAGGTTGATTCACCGCCACCGATACCAGAGATATGGCATAGGGAGGAGTTGGAAGAGGAGGAAGAGAA